CCGTTCGTGGTTGCGCTCTGCTATTTCGGGTACAAGGGTGTGGGTACGCTGGGTTCGATGGTGCAGGGCAAGGCTACGTTGGTCACGCCTGCTTCGGCTGCGCCTCATGCGGGGGTGGATGCGCCTGTTGCGTCTGGCGAGGGTGAGGGTGGTCGTGTCGTGGCCACCACGAAGCCAGGGGAATATTTGGCGCAGTTCCAGCCGGTGGTGCCGCACATGCCTTGGTCTGCGCCTGTGTATCAGGGCCGGGAGGTTGTCTCAAAGCCTGAGATTTACTGCATGTCGGTGGGTCACGATGGTGAGGATGGGTGCCAGTGTTTCTCTGAGCAGGCCACGAAGCTTTCGGTGCCAGTGGAGATATGCAGGACGGTCGCGCGTGAGGGGGTCTATAACCCATATCGGGAACCTGTGGCTTCGACGGCCCAGGTCGCTCAGGCGGCACCGGTTGCGCCTGCGGCGTCTGCGCCTGTGCAGGGCACGGTGGTGCCTCGTACGGATCGCGTTCTTGGTACCTTCCCCGACTCGCCGCCATATCAAACCGACACGTCAACGCCGCCCACGTCGCTGAGGATGTAGCCGGGGGTGTAGGGGGCATGGCCCCCTACGGGCAACGCTTCACACGCGCTGGGAGCGCTTGGGCGCCGGTTGCAGTGATGATCCTTTGCGGTGGCCGCTCGATGCAGCAGCCATGTCCTGCTGACCCCGTTCTTTGGCTTTGCGGCGGGCTCGCAGTTCGTCCCGAAGGTAGATGACCTTTGCTGCAGCAAAAGTCGACTTTGAAACCCTTGTGCGGCAAGCCTTTCCGGGGATCGCCGATCGAGCTTCGGCCATCATCAGTCGCCATTCCTGTGCGATGTTGGCGGTGAGCGAGAGCCAGGCCAAGTCCTGCGGCTCTAAGGCGTGTCCTTCGGGAGTGATCAGCTTCCCGCCCTGAAACGAGAAACCGGCCCAAGGGCCGGTCAGTGCTCGATTACGCATGTGTCAGGCTCCATCCTGTTTGGGGCCGGGGTCGATGCACGATTCGGGCCAACCACCGCCTGAACATAATATACAGACTATGCGCGTCCGCGGCCTGATAACCCGTTGAATTATCGAGGTTTTCTGCCTTCAGTCCGCCGGCGAACGGCAGCATCAGCGCGACCACCGCGGCGGCCGCGCTCAGCCTGTCCAATGCGCTTCTCCACAGGGCTTTCTCCGCGCGGTTTTCGGCGCGATCTATGTGGATCTCCAAGGCCCATTTGGGGCCGTCGAGGCTGGCCAACGCGCACAGCTTCGCAATGTCTTCGTCCGCCATGTGGCTTTTGCCCCTGCGCCATAGGTGAATCAGGCTGCGCGTGCGGCCGAGCTTTGCGCCTATCTGGCTGTCGTTGAGCTGGCACACTTCGGCAACTTTGTCAAGCAAATTAATTTCGGCTGACATGTAAAGAAATCCTTGACGGGGGTTGTCGAGAAAGAATATACATCCCTCCGCGTCGAGCAAGCCTCGACGTCCCGCCCACCGGCCCCCCTGACCGGCGGGCGGGCTCTTCGGGGCAGGGGAGGGGCTGGAGATGGATTTGACCTTCTACTCGCTGCTGGCCGTCTGCACGGTCTATGTGGCGATTGGCATTGCCCGCATCGCGATGTGGTTTCGCCATCGCACGTTCCTGCGTCTGGACTCGGAATACCGCGCTTGCGCGCTCGTCGCTCAATCGAAGCGTGAGGTGCGCCGTGGCTGAGCGTTCTCGTTGGGACGAAGATGTGCTTGTGGCGGTCAATCTTGGGCTGTCGCTGTTCTGCCTGTTTGTTCTGTCCCCGCTGGTATCCGGGTGGGTTGCATCGTCTTATGCAGCGTTGGGAATTTCAGAGGGTCTGGTTTTCGCACTGCAAGGTGTGATTTTCGGCCTGCCGCTGCTCTGGTTCTTTCGGTCACTGCTGCGCTATGTCGGCCGATAGTTCATTCGGCCAGCTGATCGCGGCTGTCGTCGCTCTCACCCTGTGGTGGGTGACGGTCACGTCTGACAATTCGGACGGTCAGCCATGAGCGGCGCTTGCAATTTCTGCGGCGAGCCGACTGCGTTTTTCTTCGCCGGTGGTCTGTGCGTTGCGTGTACCTCACGCGATGCGCGCATCCGCATGGCTGAGGCTGGGCCTCCGCGTCTCGATCCTATCGATGCATACGTCGGCCAGCACAAGGCGGCTGTTCGGCGCACTGAACTGGCATCGCACGCTGTCGCGCGCACCAAGCGCGCTTCTGGCGCATCTGTCGCTGAGTTCATGTCGCACTCTCCGGTCAACTTGACGCCAGAGGGCCAGCGCGAAGCGCTGGCCCTTGGGCTTGTCAATTACAAAACAAGTGACACGCAACAAGTTTCCGGGCGGCTCACGCTCGAGATTGATCCCCTTTTGGCACGCGCGCGCCGGCTGCGGAAGTCGGTCATTACTTCGGCACGCCTACATGATCAGGAAAGAAAAGCTGGTGGATTTCGTGGTGCCTGGTACTTCCTCACCCTTACCTACGGAGACGGAGGCGATTGCAGCCCTCGTCACATTAGCGAGCTACTTAAACGCATGCGCGGCCACTTCAATCGCGCTCGATCTCGGGCCGCACGGTGGTCGCGTGAAAGCTTCCGTTACGTATGGGTCGGAGAGCTACAGCAGCGAGGCGCGCCGCATTACCACGTGATGCTGTGGGTTCCGAAGGGCATGTACTTCGGCAAGGTGGATAAACGGGGCTGGTGGCCGCATGGCTGGAGCAACATCGAGAAGGCGCGCAACTGTGTTGGCTACATGGCCAAGTACGCGAGCAAGTTCACTTCCCTTACAGCTGGAGCTTTTCCCAAGGGATTTCGCACTCACGGATGCGGAGGGCTCGATCAAGAGTCCCGTCGAGAGTTGCGCTGGTGGAAGTCCCCAAAAGAAGCCCGGGAGGCGTTGGGTGGCGATGCAGACATTCGCAAGGCGAAAGGTGGTTGGTTCGACAGGCTTACAGGGGAGTTCTGGCCGTCCCCGTGGAAAGTGACCTTCATATTCGGCCGGACTATCGCATGGAAATTGGTGACCACATGAAAGTTCAGATCCTCAACACGAACATCGAAACCCGTGTCATTCCCGCGAACGACAAGCGCGGCGAACTGACTTTCCGCACGCAGTCGGCCGCGTTCGAGCGTCCCGGCAATTTCGTCCTGCCGTTCAAGCTCACGCTTGACGATGAGCAGGCCGCATATGCGCCGGGCACGTACGAAGTTGACCCGGAATCGTTGCAGGTCGATGAGTTCGGCGCGCCGGGTTTCGGGCGTCGCATCAAGCTGCTTCCCGTCGATGCGGGCGTCAAGCCTCGCGCCAGCCAGGCGGCCTAATCCGTGCGCCCGGTTGAGTTCTGGCTCCTCGCGATTCTCTGCGCCGTGATGCATATCTCGGCGTCGGGCACATCCGCGTTGGTGTTGGCGTGCGTGGCTTACGGCGCTGCGTTGTGTGCGCTGTGGGCGTCCTTCAAGGCTTTTCAGCGCGAGCAGATGGCTCGCTGAGGTAACGCAGTGTCATGAAAGTTCTTGCTTGCATCGAATACGACGCCGCTGGCAACACGTGCACGGTGCAGGCATGGGTTGATCAACCGGGGCTTTTGCCGCCGCTTCCGGTTGCTCAAGGGCTCCAGCTGTCGGGGTTGATGGTGGCGATTGCCGCTTCGGCATGGGGCTTCAAAGCTGTTCGGCGGTTTCTCAATCCACGTATCTAGAGGAAAGTCAACATGGAAAAGCAGCAGCAGTCCAAGGGTGTTTCGTTCGGCAAGAAGTTGCTGGTGGGCTCGGCGCTGGCGCTGGCGGCCGGCGTTTCGTTCGCGCAAACCACTGGCGGTGTCGATGTGTCGGCGGCGACCGATGGCCTCACCCAGGTGAAGACCGCCGTGGGTGAAATCGGTCCGCTCATGTTGGGCGCGGTCGCGGCTGGCATCGTGTTCAAGTGGGTCATTGCGTTCCTGATCTAAGGGACGCGCCTGCATAACGCGGATGGGGCAGGGGGCGTTATCGCCCCCTTGCTTCTTGGGAGAAAAGGCGATGTGGGATGACTACGCGGGTTGGTTGGTGCTGGTGGCGACGTACATGGCGCTGCGCGTCATGATGGGGGATTGACTATGCATCGCTGGTTGCTTGCGGTGTTGATCGGGTTGGCGGGCGTCGTGGCCGCGCCCATGGCTTCGGCTGCGGCGGTCAATGTGCCGCCAGACTTGTGTTCGTCAACGAATCGCTGCCCTCAGGCCAGTGCGTACTCTACGTGTTTGACATTTGCAGCGCAGGGTGTTGCTGCTCTGATCGCGTCGGGACAGAACGGTTCGGGAAATGTCTATGCCAATGCCACGCCGGCATGCATAGCTGGGTCGAGTTCTTCTTACCAAGCGATTGCTAACGGCGCGCCGAATGGGAGCTTCTGGAATCTTAGTTCGCAAATGAGTCGGTATCTTTTTTACTACTCCGCGACTGACACGTGCGCGTCCAAACCGAACTATGGCGCCTCGCAGTCGAAGTCAACTTCGGGCGGCGGCGGGTCGATGTGCTATCAGGGCTGCGCCTATCAACCGGTGGGCAATTCCGCGTCGGTGCAGCTGGGCAGTGGGCCGGTGTACACGTCCGCGACAAGTTGGAAGCCCACGGGCAATGCCTGTGCGTTGGGTGATGGTTCGGGTGAACCTGTTACGCAGGCCCAGGACTGCGTTCAACAAGGCTCGCTCACCCAGTGCATCAAGTCAGATGGTCGGCAATGCGTGACTTCATCGTCGGGCAAGCAATTTTGCTGGAAGCAAACCGAGCAAGGGCTCAAGTATTCGCAGAATGAGGCTGCTGCAGCAGTGCAGGGCAGTACTTCGATTGAGGCTCCGAGCACCAAGCCTGCGAATGGGGGGCAGTGGACTTCTGGCCCTAGCGGTACCGTGACGACGACTTCGGGCGGTACGACGACGGTGACCAACATTCTTACGTGGGTGAGCAATTTTGGCGCGGATGGCGACGGTAAGGCAGAGGGTGAGGGCGAGGGCGAGGAAGACGGTGACGCGCCTACGGCGGCGACAGGTGCGGGCTGTGATCAGTCATCGTTCCAGTGTTCGGATATGTCCAGTGTCGAATGCAACCAGCTGATTCAGACCTGGTATCTGCGATGCAAGGGCGTGGAGTTGAATGGTGGTGCGAACTGTGATGCGCCGCCGACTTGCACGGGCAATGCTGCCGACTGTTATGTCGGCAAGATGCTCTGGAACTATCGCTGTGAGGGTTCACAGGATGCAGCAGCCGGTGCGCCCACCCAAGGTTTCGATGAGGCCGTGGCAGGTGAGGGCAGTGGGTCGGATGAGCCGGACGTGTCGATGATTGGCAACGGCGACACTGCGGACCTTAGCGCCACGATGTGGCGCGAAAAGGATATGAATTCCGAGTTGGACAAGTTGGACGCATCTGGCTTTCTGGGTGGCTCTGACGCGTGTCCGCAGCCGCCTGCGTTCACTGTCGCAGGGTCAAGTTTCTCGCTGGATATGGGGCCGATTTGCTCGATCTTGCGCAATGTTGGCGTGATGGTGTTGGCGCTCGCGTACTGGTTGGCGATTCGGATTCTTGCGAAATCGAAATGACTTAGCGGTCGCGGCGCGCAGTAAGCCATAGGCGTGCGCGCCCGACCGCGTTACCTTGGAGGTTTTATGCCGTTTCTTCTCGCAATCTTTAATTGGGTTCGGCGGCTTGGTCCGCTGTTGTTGAATATCTTCCGTGCGGTCAAGGCGTCTCGCTGGGGCAAGTGGGTGGTGTTCTACCTGTTCGCGTACGGTGGCGGGATCGTTGCGAAGATCGTGAAGTTCTTGGGGCTGTCGTTCGTGGTCAATAAGTGGGTGACGCCGAACATGGTGCAGTGGTTCGCGGCGAAGTTCACGGGGCTCGATCCGGTGTGGGTGACGTACGTCAAGATGGTGCGTTTGGACTCGGCGATCACGATTGTGTTGTCGGCGATTGCGATTGCGGCTGCGTCGAATGTTTCCGCGCAAAAGCGCTCTGATGCCTTGAACGCGCCCCTATGAAGAAGCCACTTATCATTGCTCCGCTCAACGTGGTAACTGGCACGTTGGGTGCTGGGAAGACGTTGTTTGCTATCGAACAAGCGGACTTGTTGTTGCAGAATAAGCTTGCTGATCGTGTGTATCAGCTGGGCATCAATGGTGCTGATACGCGGAAGTTGCCGGTGCTTCCGTTCCCGATTGAACAGTGGGCGGAACGGGCAGATCGTGGTGAGCTAAAGAACACTGTCATCATTGTTGATGAGTTCCATAAGTGGATGCCGCAGCGTGGGCCTGGGCGTCCTCCGAAGTGGATCGAGGAAATGGCGGAGTCGCGTCGTCGTGACGTTCGCTGGATCCTGCTCACGCAGTCTGGCGAGTTCGATCACTTCCTCAAAGGGACGCGGCTCAACAAGCACTTTCATTTGTCGCGTAAGGGGTTCTTGAATCGGTCAACCATTTTCGAGTGGTCGGAACGGTTCGTTGGCAATCCGGCGGAGAACAAGGAAGCTCGGAAAGAAGCGATCCTCACCAACTGGTGGCATCCGAAGCGGTACTACGGGTGGTATGAGTCTGCCTCGGCGCATCGCTTTCGTGTTCGGTTGCCGCTGCGGATTTGGTTGGTGCCACCGTTCGTGGTTGCGCTCTGCTATTTCGGGTACAAGGGTGTGGGTACGCTGGGTTCGATGGTGCAGGGCAAGGCTACGTTGGTCACGCCTGCTTCGGCTGCGCCTCATGCGGGGGTGGATGCGCCTG